CAGTGTTTCGCTCTAACCAGTTCCCCCCAACATATCAATAGCCGATAAGGACGACATGACATGAACGAGATTAAATTTGATTGGAACACTGCGGACTACACATCGCATGTCCGCGCCGACAGCATTGTCTACCAGCCCAAACGCAACAAGAACAGCTTGCATGATTTTAAGATTTATAATTGGTATTCGGTTGGCTTGAGTTCTAACCTGACCCCGAAACCGATCAGCGAGTTGCTTATTTCTACGTTCCTGCTTTACGTCGCGCAGGGTATTCACGCGAACCGCCCCCATGCCGACTATCGGTTTGCCACGGCCAATTCCAACGTGCTGATGGTTTATCGCAATGGTGATTACATGGGCAAGCTGACTTGGAAGCGGGTCGAAGGTGTTCCGTCAGTAGTGATCCAGTCCCGTAACTTCAAGCGCTCACGCAACGTCGGAGACTTGAAACTAAACGAGACTTACACCTCGAACGTGGACAAGGCTATTACCAAAGCCCAAGAGTTGTTTACTTGCGCCAAGCCGGAAGAACTTTACAAAGAATTAGGAAACCATATCCAAGATGTGCTCTATGATTCAGATAAGCATCCGCTTATGTATGTTGACAATATGGAGTGGGAGAAACCTATCAAGGCAATGCACCGCACCTTATCTGTTACCCTTGACGGGCTTGCGGCTGAACTTCTACATCCTCTGTTTAAGCATTTTGCAAGCGAGGCTGGGGGCACTACATGGATGGACGACGATCAGGATTGGATGGGGAATATAAAGAATATGCTAAGCAAAATCCCCGAAGAATCCGTTTCCTCTTTCATCAAAGGGTTCGAGCGCGTGCGGGATGGTCGAGGACTACGACTTAATGTGCTTAGCAAAGGACATTGGATGTACAAGAACTTCAATGGGAGGTTCTACATCTTCAAAGCCGGCGAGGAAATGAAGTCTACAATTACCGCCCCAATCTACTACGCCCACGAAGCGGATTTTCCGCCAGACTTAGCCCGCAAGCATGAGATATTAAAGGTGGCCGGAGTTGGTGCTCACGTTCCTGATGTGGGAATGATGCTTGATATTCCCTGCGTTGAGATTGGCGAGGTATTCCACATACAGGGTCTTGACGTTCAGTCGCCCACAACCTAAACTCAAATCTCATTGTCGTGTCCATTGCCCGGTTCTCTAACCGGGCTTTTTTAAGATGGTAGAATTGACACAGTAAACTTAGGAATAAGAATATGGGAAAGCATAGCCAAGCGGCGGTTGAGATTGAGGAGTCTTTGCGGTTCCTCACTGCCTACCAAGGGATGTTGAAAGAGCCGCAGTTGCAAGTGCTGCGAAGGATCCTCAACAACGCTGCGCGCAAAGAAGAAATGGGCAAGATGCGGCGCTATCTGGAAAACAAAGGAGACGAAAACGCATGACCCCCGAAGGAATTGTTAAAAATAGGCTTGTCATGGTTCTTCGGTCTCTCCAGCCAGTTCCCTATTACTTCTTTCCGCAGACGGGCGGATACGGGCGTAGTGGCGTGCCCGATGTAGTCGGCTGCTGGCAGGGCAGGTTTTTCGCAATCGAGTGCAAAGCCGAGGGGAAAGGGAAGAACACCACTGCACTTCAAGACCGGGAGTTATTCCTTATCCGTCAGGGCGGCGGCATTGCGTTTGTGTATGACGGAACAATTTCAGACTTAGAGTTAGTAGATAAATTGGAGGGAAAGAAATGAGCAAGAAGAACAATCCGGAGTACCAGCATGTGGTACACCTGACCAAAGAAGAGATGCGTAACATTAGTTACGCTCTGAGCGTCACCATCGGGGAGCGCAACGGCATTATCCCCGCCAACGAATTTAAGAAGCTGGAAGAGCTTGCGGAATTCATCAACGACGCAATCAAGAAGTGGGAGATGTGAGATGTACGTTTGCAATGCTTTTAGTTTGAGTATGCTGCCCGAGTGGGTGGCAAAAGGTCAGATTAAGTTTTCGCGGTTGTCGCAAGCTGAAGCCGCTGCGCTTGCCCGGACGGCAGCAAACCAGTGTGGGTTGGAGTCGGCGGTGGGTCACGCCGACACGGCGGCGGTTTTCTCAACCCTGCTCGGGGTTGGGGTGCCTATGAACCGGGCATCGGTTCGCCTGCTGCCGGGGATTGCGGAGCACATGCTTGTGGGTCAGATGACTGGCCCGCGATTGTCAGAAGGTGCAACGACGCTGCCGGAGGGTGCGGAGGTGCAGTGGGTGCTTATCAAGTTTGGGGATGACGAGATCATTGAGTTTGCCCCGTATGCAGACGAGGAAGAGGAGGAAAAATGAAAGTTAAAGTTAACGGAATGTACGATGGCGACTCCTGCTACTTGAGCCTCCCGGCTCCGATGTGGGAGGGGAGGGAGGAACTCAACACGGGGGTTTGGTTGACGGGTTTGTACTGCGGTAAGAGGACGGGCCGCATGGTCGCGCGGTTTTACAGCCAGTGGGTTGACCATAAAGGGCGGATTACGGGGGAGTCTTTCTCCCGGATTCATTTGTCGGATTGGGTTACTTACTGCGATCTTGTGGGCATTGACCCGCAGGTCGAAGCGGAGGAGCTGTGATGCACAATGTTTGGACATGGGCGCCGTTCGAAGATGGCGTCATGGTGGGGTTCACCGGCCACGATGGTCGGCAAAAAACGATGATATTTCCGAGGCTCACCGTCGCACAGTTTGAGGTTCGGCTAGCCATGTGGAGGAAGGGCATGAACGTCCAAGACGCATTCCCGATGTTGAGTCCCGAGCAGCGGGAGTTCCTGATGACGGGTATGACGCCTGAAGAGTGGGACGATCTTTTTGGGGAGGAGGAATGAGGAAGATGTCCTTACGAGCAGAACGTGCCGAGAAATCGTTGCACCATCTAAGATTCTGCGGAGTCGAACACCGCCGCCAAGCCTACGACGATTGGTTGGGGGTAGCGACCCCCGGCGAGGTGCGTAAGCACTGGAAAGCGTGGATGGGGCCGTTCCCGCAGTGGGCGGAATATGAAACAGCGAGGATTGAGAAATGAAACCTTGGGATTTGCAGACGCACTTGAAGAGTGGAAGGGAGTACGGGTTTCATGATCGTCTGCGCCGCCCGTGCAGCAAGATTGTGTGCTACGACGGTTTCCAAGTTTCGGTGCAGGCGTCGAGCGCGCACTACTCCACGCCTCGGGATAATGAAGGCCCATACACGCATGTTGAGCTTGGATTCCCGCTTGAGCCGGTTGAGGATTGGGCGGAATACGCGGAAAACCCTGATGACCTGACGAGAACGATCTACCCCTACGTCCCCATTGGGTTGGTGGAAGCGGTACTTGAGGCCCACGGGGGCGTCGATTGGACTGCGACGGTCTGGGAAATCAATTCGACAGAAGAGGAGAAAGAAAATGGAGACTAATAAAAACCCGCAGCCGAAACTTACTGACATCGCCCAATTCCTAATCCGCAAAGAAACCCCCCCGGTGTGGGGGGTGGAGGATCTCGACGTCAAACGAGCAGCGGCACTTAAGATTCTGGGAAACCGTTGGCTGCTACATCCGAAACACGCACCGATCAAAGCGGATTACAATGGCTGGCCGAAAAAGTGAAAGGACATATAAGTGATAAAGAAATCTAAGAATCCCACTGCTCCTCGCGTTCAAGACTTAGTGGATGTTGATTGGGTAGATGGAGACTTTACTCCGTACCCGGTCATGTTCACTAAAGAAACGAGTGAAGAAATCTTCAAACTTTACCATCAATTGATGGTCGTGGCCGACAGGGTTAGCGAAGAGTACAAAGCTGGGGTTCTGGAAACCTTTGGTAAGGACGGCATGACAGACTCACACACTGCTATTTCTAAGATTACTGCATTGTCTGTGGTGGCTATGCCGTGGGCGTTTGTGACCAATTTTGTTCAGATCTCTGACCCAGTGAAGAAACTTAGTTGGGATCTTGCTGAAACTTTAGCTAAGGAATTGCAAGAAGAACTCCATAGCATGGTTGCGGAAGTCATACCGGATTCCGTTAAGAATTGATGGCCCAAACCACTTGCAGAAGATCAGGTGGTTGGTATACTTTGACTTTACAACTGAATTAAGAGGTAGTTATGTCTGAAAACAATCGTCGCCCGCGTGCCATCAAGCTGTATGTGGTTACGGATAGCAATGGTCAGAAGGTCTATGTTAAGGCTAAGACTAAATCCGCCGCACTTGACTATATTGTGGGTAAGCATTTTGCGGTTGATGTTGTGAATGCTAAGGATATGGTTTCGCTTGCCGACGCGATTGCGGCTGGCGTTGAGATCCACGAAGTTACCGGCTAAGAGGGACTGATTAGCGGGGTGTCACCCCACCCCGCTGATACTCATTACATATGAAAGATTCAGTAAACCATCCACCGCACTACACCGCAGGGGCTATCGAGTGTATTGACGCTTTGGCCGCTGCCACTATTGGTCTTGAGGGTTTGGAAGCTGTTTGCACAGCAAACGCCATAAAATATCTATGGCGCTGGAAACATAAAGGAGGTGTTGAAGATTTAAGGAAAGCCAAGTGGTACATAGATAGGCTGATTACAGAAACACTAAAACAAGAAAATAAGTAATCAGATCAGCAAAGGACACACAATGAAGCTACTAAATAAAATCCTGTCTCCTTTCTGCTCCCGCCCTATCCTGACCTTACTTACTCAAATGGAGTCTTACCCAGAAGACTTCTATTTGGATTCGTGCCACCAAGCACATCGAATCATTGAAGATGGTTCGTTCAATCCCATTGAGTATTTAATCTTAAAAATTAAACTTAGAAGCATTAGAAGATTAGAAACGTATAAACGTATCTATGGGTATTCACTAACCCCCCACCAAAAAGAATTTTGGAACAAAAACCAAATAGGGAAACAACAATGACTGAACACACAAAAACAAGCCCAATACAACAGCTTGCTATACTAGCGAAGATGCTGGACGATAATGATGCCGTTGTAACGGTATCCATGAAAGCTATGGATGATGACTCTATACTTACCGAAGTAACCTTGCATGAATTCTTAAATCTTCCTGATGGAAGTAACGCGCTTAAATCCATGTATTACACCGCACTCGGGGCGCTGATTGCTGAGACTATGGAGCGGTATCCAGTTGAGAACGTACTTGGATTTATTAAAAGTTTTGTAGAAGAAGAAATCGAAGGCAAAGGCCAATCGAGGCACTAAGGAGGACATATGGGCGTAAGACACAAACCGTCTTTTGCGGGCGTGGGTCACGGGCTGAGTAAGTCGAACATTCGTGATCCGCATGGCGGCCCGACACCGGGTGACGCATCTTTTAGGTACTACTTCACAACGCCAGAGGAATACCAAGAAGCAATGGCCCGCGCTGCCAAGCTGGAGGCTAAGGGGATGCACCGACGGGCGTGGCGGGTGCGGCTTAATCTGGACGGTGAGCAGCCGAGGTACACGCCGATCCGCAAGCCTCTGACTGATGACGACGAGGGCGAGGAGCCGAA